TCATCAAAAAATGGTAAACTCTAGATTTGCAGATGCAAGTAAGCTATCTTGGTTCCTTGATAAAATTGGACAATCTTCTTTACATTGGAAAAAAATTGTTAAAAAAGAAATAAAACCTTTTGATAATCTGGCAAATAAATTTGAAGAATATAGAAAAAATGGCTCCATAGGAGAGGGAAAACAAAATGCAAAAACCTCAGATCAAAGAGAAACTAAAGACAGCTATAAAATTATACAAAAAGACTAAAGACAAGAGAGCCGGCGAAGTCATAGAACATCTTACTAAGATACTATCGACTTCTAAATCTAGGAGTAGTTTATTAGATTATGCTAAACACATCTATCCTGGATACAAAGATCCTGCACATATAAAATTAATTTCAAAAAATCTAGAACTATTAGAGAAAGGTGAGATTACTCGACTAGCAGTCTTTATGCCGCCAAGACATGGAAAGTCAATGTTATGCTCAGAGTTTTTTCCAGCATGGTATCTAGGAAACAATCCTAATGAGTTTGTAATTCAATCTACTTATGCTCAAGAACTAGCTGATGACTTTGGACGTAAGGTTCGTAATCAACTAGCATCACCTGATTTTAATAGTGTCTTTCCCCAAGTAGGTCTACGTGCTGACTCAAGTTCTGCTAAACGATTTCATACGATGCAGGGTGGAACTTATTCTGCTGTCGGTGCTGGTGGAGCGATTACAGGTAGAGGTGCGCACTTACTTATTATTGATGATCCTATAAAAGGTAGAGAAGATGCTGAGTCCGAGACACAAAGACGTAATCTAGTAGAATGGTATAAGTCTGTAGCTTACACTAGACTTCAACCGGGTGGAAAAATTATAATCATTCAAACAAGATGGCACCAAGATGATTTAGCTGGCCACATTTTAGCAGAGAGTCCTGAAGATTGGAAAATTTTAGATTTGCCTGCGATAGATGATAAAGGTAATGCTTTATGGCCTGAAGCTTATTCTAAAAAAGATTTAGAAAAAATTAAAGCAACAGTAGGTCAACGTGTATGGCAAGCTCTTTATCAACAACAACCAAGTAATGATGAAGGATCCATTATCAAAAGAGATTGGTGGAATATATATGAGGGAGAAAAAATTCCAACACTGTCTTATGTACTTCAATCTTATGATACTGCTTTTAGTACAAAAGCTTCTGCTGACTTTTCAGCTTGCACAACTTGGGGAGTTTTCAATGCTCGTGATGAAAGTAATCAACCTTATGCTGCTGCTTTATTATTAGACGCATGGAAAGAAAGATTAGAATATCCAGATTTAAGAAAAAGAGCCCAAGAGAGCTATGATGAATGGAAACCAGATCAAGTCCTTATAGAACAACGTGCATCTGGTCAATCTCTTATACAAGATATGAGAAGATCGGGAGTTCCTATAGTTACTTTTAATCCAGATAGAGATAAAGTTTCGAGAACTCACTCGATAGCTCCCATGTTTGAGGGTGGATTAGTCTTTACATTAGATGAGGATTGGACTAAGAGTGTATTAGATGAATCGGCTTCTTTTCCTTATGGAAAGAATGATGACATACACGATACTTGCGTACAAGCTTTAATGAGGATTCGTGATGGCTTTCTAGTAACACACCCCGATGATCCTGATGATGAAGATTATGAACAAAAAAAATATAGTAAAAAAGACAAACATTATTACTCTTAATAGGTTTAGACCTTTTAAAACTAAGCCTCTTACTTCTAAACAAGAAGAAAAGCTTCAAAATGAAGAAGTAATAAATGCTTTTTCTGATGCATGTCTCCAGATTGCTGATAAGATGGATCTAAAAGGATATGCTCTAGTAGCCTGGGACGAGAAGGGAGTTCCTTGTATTTCGTGGTCTACAAATCATGATAAGTCACCTATTAGCGAAATGTTACTTCCGACCTTTACACAGTCATGTTTTCAAAGTATAATAAACAAAAAATTAAGCACAACGGAGGACTTAAAAAATGAGTAACCCATTTACAAGACAAAGTATTAGTAATCATAACACTAAAAACTTTTCAGTTGAAGATGTTAAAAAATCTAATGCAAGATTTTATGAAAAAAATCCTGCAGCAATAGAACCTGCAGCGATGATTAAAAAAGCTATGCAGAATCCTGACGATGAAGTAGTATTACAACAAACAAGAAAAGAAAATGAAATGGAAAATATCATTGGAAAATTAAATATAACTGGGAGTATATATTAATGACTAAAACACAAATGACTACTAGAACACCTGTTCAGTATAATTCAAGTGGAGCTGCCGCAGGTTTTGGACCTGAAGCACATCCACCAAAACAAGATCCAGCAGCTGCTAAAACTATTCAAGACAAAGTAAAAGGCAACTCTGATTTTAATGCAGATAATAAAGCTTTTATTTCTAAAATTAAAAGAGGTTAGTTATGGCAAAAGTTACAGGTAGTACTAATAAAGAATCAGGCACTAATTCATATGCTAAAAATAATCAGTCTGCTATTAGAGCATTAAAGACTGCTGTTAAAACAACTCTTGTAGGTGCTGCAATAAGTGCAGCTAAAGGTGTTAAAGAACAATATCAAAAACATAAAGAAAAAAAACAAAAACAGAAAGATATGGAAGCTGTAGATGTTTAAATTAACAGGAGGAGCAGGCGGCGGATTAGGAAGATTACAGAACTCTAGAGCAGCAGCTCCTAAGAAAATTAAAAAGAAAACAAAGGTAAAGAAAAATGTCAAGAAAAGAAAATGATGATTTCGTAGCAACTAAAGCTGAAAAGACTTTTGATGATGAAGGTAATACTGTAGTAGCTGATGCTAATGTATCAAGTACTTATAAAGGTGGATTACTCTATAAAGGTAAAATGAAAAATTATACATCTGCTGCTGATATATTAAGTAAGAAAAAAGCTAAAATTATTCAATTAAAACCTAAAAAAAATTAGATGAATGGCGAAACAAAATTTCAGCCATTATACTAAAAGAGATCAGCCTAAAAAAAGACCAGGCATTCATAAGAAATCTCAAAACAAATCAGAGAAGCTTCAAAGTAAACAATCGAGATATAAAGGACAAGGTAGATAGTATGGCTGAATATGTATGTTTAGATGGAAGAATGTCTGTCAATGGTATTTGTCCTGCTAGTAGTTATTCCGGTTATCAAGATCCAATTGAAAATACTGTTACACCACCTGTAACAAATATTAATCAAAATGGTGGTGGTAGTGGTGGTGATGGTAAAGATAATTTTACAAAAGATTATTCTAAAGATGTTAAATCTACTTTTGAATGGGACTTTGATAAAGTAGGAAATAAAATAGGAAATTTTGGAGATACTGTAAAAGGTAATATAAATGCCTATAATGATTATATAGAAGATAACTTAGGAATACCTAAAGGTGTTAGTTATGGTGCAAGAGCAGTAGGTGTTGGTATGGGTGTATCAAGTTATGGTTTAATAGGTGCTGCACTTCCTTTTACAATTCCATTCTTAGCTGGTGGTGCTCTTAATGCTAAACAGAAAAAAGAAAATGAAAGAATTACACAAGCAACAATGAAAGATCCTCAAGGTGGAGATAATACAATTGATATGATGACTTATAATATTCCTACTTATGGTAATGAAGGATTTAATATTCATAGTGATGCTGGTGATCAAGGAAATTCTGGTAATAACAATTATGGTGGAGCTACTCAAAGTGGTGGATTTGATAAAGGTGGTTTTGAACAAGATGGTACAGGAAGACAGGGTTATTAATGGCCAGAACTCGAATCAGACCTAAGGGTAGAAAAGAAAGAGCTATAAAAACTTCAGTAAAGTCTGGTAACTTTAGATCAACTAAATCAGGTGCAGGAATGACACGTAAAGGTGTTGCTGCTTATAGACGAGCTAATCCTGGTTCTAAATTATCTACAGCAGTTACTGGTAAAGTAAAACGTGGAAGTAAAGCAGCTAAACGTAGAAAATCTTATTGTGCTAGATCAGCTGGCCAATTAAAAAGAAGCTCTGCTAAAACAAGAAATGATCCTAATTCTAGAATAAGACAAGCTAGACGAAGATGGAAATGCTAGACGCATAAACATTTTTGTTATATAATGTTTTCCTAAAAAAGGAAAATATGAATATAGCTGAATTATTTAAAAAGAACTTTGTATTAATCCCAGTAATAGCATCCGTTCTCTTTGGAACATTTACTGGCGTTAAGTATATTGTTAATTTAACAGATACTATAAATGCTAATCAATTAACAATCATAAAAATACAAGAAGTCGAGATAAAAGATTTGCGTAGAGATTTAGCTTACGAACAAG